CTCGCGGGAGCCGGTTCGCGTGGTTGAGCCGATTGAGCGCAAGCAGACCGTCGTCTCCGATGATGATGATGACATAGCCGTCGCCATGCCGTACAAGCCCCGTCCTAAGCGCGGAATGATGTACCGGGCCAAATCGACCATATTGATGGTGATTATGACCTTGTATGCATCAATCCGCTCTTTGGTGGGCTTGGATGGAGACGAAGAAGAAGAACAGGCTGTTGAGGGGTCCGGTCAGACGGTTGTGGATGATGATGATGATGTGCCAGAGATAGAGCGTGATTCGTATGAAGCGCTCTTAGGCAATTATGCATCAACCGTCGACGCGGACACCTCATTCATGGAGCGTAAGGCGGTCAAGCGTGCAGCCCGAGCTGCCGCAGCCCGCCGGTTTCCAGGCAAGCGTTTGGCACTAGACGAAGACATCAAGAGGGTGTTCGATGCCAGCATGAGGTCAGATCGTATGAGCAGTCGTGGTGAGCGGATAAATAGTTCGGTCGATCGGGGAATCTCTGATGCGTCTAAGGGAGTGTATGATCCTCCCGACGCACATTGGTTTCCTGATAGGTCGTTGGGCCTGGTAATAGCCATTATGGTATATACCGGCACTATGATGCTGCAGAACCCATATTCATACGGACTCGTGGCGGTTGGTGTAGCGGTAGGTCTTAAAGTGGCTGCGAGCATCGCCGTGGTCGTTATGGCACTTCGGGTGTATAATCGACTCGGCGATTGGTCGCGCAACTGGTGGTTCTATCGTGAGTACAACCGTGGTCATTCGAGCGTCTTCAAGATTGATGCCAAGAACTACAAACAATGACTCGCGCCCCCGAGCCAATGCGTGGCGAGAAATTGTGAGCCCCCCTGGTTGAGAGATGACTATGGTCTGATCCGAACTGGGGCATTATGGGATCACAATTTCCTCGTGGGTTTCACACCCGTGACAGGTAGCGTCGATACAGTGTGTGTTGGGTTTGGAGACGACAAAAAGCGTGGCAGTAATTGTACAATATTGGTGGACCCGCCTCGTGTTTGCTCGAAAGAACAAGAGGTTGGGCCCGTACTGCTTGGCGTCGCTAATCGGCCAGTGAGTGTGGTTAAGAGGTGTATATGCAGCGCGCATAATGCACTATGCAATAGGCATGGTGGTAAGCAGCCGCAGTTCACCGCTGAGTTCCACCACTTTGACCGATTCTTGGACGATGTAATGCCTGATGTCGAATCCGTATACAACCAACTGTATAGTTATTGGGACACTAAATGGTGGGGCAAGTGGAGCAAGCCTAAAGTGGACTCAATAATTCGAGATTGCATGAATGCGATCTCGCGACCAGACCGTGTAGCGGCTCATGTGAAGTTCGAGATAATGGGTAAGTGGCCTTTGACGAAGGGCCGCTTGATACAGGCGAACGTGAATCAGGTTGCGCAGTCATACACTGGCCCTGAGTGCACGGCGATACAGAAGGCTTATTGTAAGATCCTCTATCGCCGATCGGGTAAGAACAATCCCCGAGTGCGCGTCACTTTCGCATCAGGTATGAGCCCAGCTGATCTTGGTAAGTGGATGGGTGAAGTCTTGCGTGAAATGCCTGGTTGTAAGTTTTATGAGCGCGATGGCGCATCATGGGACTCAACAATCCAGAGGAAGCATCATGATTTGAAAATGCGGGCCACGCGATTTTCTACCGAAGGGTATAAGAAGATCGTTGAGGCTGGTTTCACTGTCGTGGGGCATGTGGACTGTCGTGGGCGTGTGACCCGAGGCTATATGAAGTATAAGCTAATCGGGACCGTCAAGTCAGGCCACAATGACACGACACTGGGTAATTCTCTCATCAATGCCGGTATTGCGTACGAGGTCATGACAATTATGGGTTTGGAAGGTGACATCATTGTAGTAGGTGATGACCTTTTGATTGCCATTAAGGGTGACTTCGACGCTGACCGCTTCGCTGAACTTGAGTCGAGTTTTGGTATTCGACCAGAGTACAGGAAGTTCCATTCATACATGGACGTCTCTTTCATCTCTGGAGTGTGGTTTCATGCAGGCGATTGCCAGTATGCTTTCACACCCAAACCCGGGCGTTTGTTCGCCCGCTTGTTCTGGACGTTGAATCCTCCAGGCAAGAAGATCAATGATTATCTCCACAGCATTGTTTCGGGTCTCCTCCCGACCTGTGGTCGGCTCCCGGTCGTAGGCACCTTCCTTAGGTCCCATGATAGAGATGGAAAGATTATCTCTCTCGGATCAAGGTTGTACACGTTCTTAGGAGCTGACAGCACTACAGTCGACCCCCAGGCGTTGCGTGCCGATTTCATTCTGCGTTATCATACTAATAGCAGTGAAATCGACACGCTGGAGAGGGAGTTGGAAGAACTGGGAGGCAGTCGGGGGATTTTGAAATCACCACTGTTTGATCGCATTGTCGAATATGATAATGCTGATATCCTGGAACGTCCGGTTCACCTTTGAGTGCATGGGCGACACTCATATCCGAAGCCCGCTAGCACGATACCGACCCTCGTTGCACTTTTCTACCATGTCCGTCTATTCTCACGAAGACGCTACAAGCGCTGTCGCTTTGCATCGCAAGTTTGCTGATTTGGGTGTACCCACCCAAGCTAGGAACTGGCTGGTGAAGGCACTGCATCCACCTGCTCCCACTGAATCTGGAGCGATGCCCGATGAGTCTTACGCACCCACTGTGCATATTGATTATAGGCCCACTGTAGTCATCGGTCCCCCTCCGGGGCTACTGACGGCTACGTGGGATCTTTGTATCTATGCTCCACCTGGTGACGTAAATGCAGCGTTTTATAACGCTGGCTCAGCCGGCACTGACTTCAATTCACTGGCAGCCACGCCCAATGCTTCAGGCGTTTTGGCACTACAGACTGAGACCCAGGATATCTCCATTGTTGCTACAAGTGGCGATGGCCTTGGTGCAGTTGAGATGGTGAATCGTGTTCCAGGAACTATACCAGCTGGTTTTCGTTCCTCGTACCGTTCTGTCACCGCTCATCTTACTGCATCATCGCTGAATGACCAGGGCACAGTCTATGCTGCGCAAATCCCTGTCGGGAGCCCTACTGATGACTTGTGTATTCAATACGATTCGTCCACCATGGCACCGCACCTAGCTTTAGTGCGTACGGTTGCCACGGGTGTGTCATTCGATGAAAACCAGTTATCAGTGATGTCTCCACGTATGTACGTCGCTGCGGCCCGAGAGGGTGCTTACGTCCCGGCTCGTTTGACCGGTCCGTCGCAACCTTTCGTCACGCGTGCGAATGCATACGGGCGTGTGGTACAGTTATCACCCCCATCGTTTCCAGCGACCACTGCACAGTTCGCCTACTTCCTATTTTCGGAGTATGCTGTTACCGCCTTACCCGGCGTTGTTGGGCACAACAATCGGTTTTTACCGCGTGGAGTTAGTATAGCAAGTGGTGACGGTGGCAATGAAGGGAATACTAGGACGTTCTTGGATAATGGGTTTTTCCAAGGTACCTTTAATCCCGACACTGGCTACGACAACGTCAACCATACTGTTATCATATTCCGCGGTCTTTCTCCGTCTGCTAGTGTCACACTCCGCGCGTTCGTAGGGCTTGAGATCGCACCAATGCCGTATTCCCCGCTAACACCGTTTGTAAAGTTGCCTCCTGGCCCTGATGAGAAGGCATTGGCTATTTACTACCGTGTGGCTGCAGATATGGCATCGGCCTACCCCGCTCGGTACAATCTCTTCGGTTCACTACTTCCATTGATAGGGAGCGCGGTCACTGCGCTATGGCCATCTGTCAAAGCTGGTTTGGCTGCTGGGTTAGGACACGCCATGGGTTCCGTGGCACGTCAAGTCCTAGCCCCTGCCCCAGCGCGTCAAGTCGCACCGGCGAGCATGCCCCCCAAGCCTCGTAAGAAGAAGGCTAAGGTTCGCGTTGCTCAGTCCGCAAGTGTACGTTCTTCGTCTCGAATTCGGCGTGTCTAGTTATGGCTAACGTGCTTGTGTGGGGAATGTCATTGTCCCCACAGGTCTATCGTGTTATGCACTGTGTGTCCTTGTCTTGGGAGACTCACTTTTATGACGTTAAAACTCAACCGTTGGCTAGGGC